CTGTAGACTACACAGGATTTGGTTGGGTAATGATTAAGAAGGGAGTATTTGAGAAGTTACCGTATCCATGGTTTGCACCAAAAATGCAAGTATTTGAGTCAGGTGCAGTGCAGGATATGTGTGGTGAGGATGTCAGTTTTTGCTTGGATGCTATTGAAGAAGGGTATGAAATCTGGTGTGATCCCAGGATTCGTGTAGGACATGAGAAAACGCGGATTATTTAAATGTTACCTATAGTATCAGAAGCAAAGACGGATGAGGATTTATGGATGTTATCATCTGAGATCCTCAGTGAACTATCCAGGAGGGATGGTGTAGAGTACATAGTTATCACAACAGAATCGGAGAATGATTAATGGCGCGTTCGATTAATTGGAATAGTAGTAATGATAATATGGATCCGAAGCCGAAGAAGTCTCGGCAGGGGTTTGGGAAACATAGTAAGTACTCCGCGAGTTCTCGCAATGCAAAGAGGAAGCGTTATAGGGGACAAGGAAAATAATAATTACGGACCCTCTCGTAGGGTCTTTTTTTATGCCTAGATAGTAAAAAAAGAGGTAAAAATGGAAAATAATGATAAGAAAATGTTACGTGAGATCTCTAATGATCTATTAACACCCAAAAAGCATGATTTTAAGGTAGAAAATGACCTTTATGAGCGAAAAGAGGATGGATTAGAGTATGATGATTGGAGTTATAATGAAGAAGGAGTACCATTAGCAGAATTTTGAGTAAGAATTCTTAATAAATAACTAAAATTTGTAATTTTCTGTATTTTCAATGCCTATACAAAGGGTAAGTCAAGGATTTAAAGATATTAGCATGACATTTAAGGTAAATCCCTTAAATGATGACTTAATTGCATTAAAAAATGAGAGTGCAATTGCTCGTTCGGTAAGGAATATCGTGATGACAGTACCTGGGGAGAGATTTTTTCAACCTAATTTTGGTTCTGGTATTAATAGAGCACTTTTTGGTAATATGGATGACATTACTGCCTCTCTTATTGAGGATGAAATCCGTGAATCTATCAAAAACTATGAACCAAGAGTAAAATTACGTTCTTTAAAGGTATCTCCCAACTTTGAGAACAATGCTTTTGATACTGTTATCATATATGATATTATTGGAGCAGATGTTCCAGCACAAGAATTACAATTCGCTTTGCAATCAGCTAGATAAAAATGCCACTAGTAAACTTCAGTAACCTGGATTTTGACCAGGTTAAGACAACACTTACAGATTATATACAATCAAACTCCAACTTCACGGATTATGATTTTCAAGGGTCAAACCTTTCGACTATAATCGATCTTTTGGCATATAATACCTACATTACGTCATACAATGCCAGTATGGTTGCCAGTGAGGTATTCATTGATAGTGCTACTTTAAGAGAAAATGTAGTATCACTAGCAAGAAACATAGGATATGTCCCTCGTTCAAAGAAAGCAGCAAGAGCAACTGTTAGTTTTTCAATAGATACGACTGGGATTACCCCAACACCATCAACATTAACCCTTGAAGCAGGTCCTGTCGTATCATCATCGAGTACATTTGGTTCTCAATCATACATTTTTTCAATTTTAGAAGATATTACAGTTCCAATTAATAATGGAATTGCAGAATTTAATGATATTTCCGTATATGAAGGTACAATATTAACAAAAAACTTTACATTTGACACAAGAAATGTAAATCAAAAGTTTATTTTACCAAATGCAGGTGTTGATAACGATTTAATTTCAGTAAAAGTGAGAAGTAGTCAACAAGCAACCGCATCTGTTACTTATAAACTACAAGATAGTCTTTTTGACATTGATTCAACTTCAAATGTTTATTATATTCAAGAAATAGAAGATGAAAGATATCAAATTTTCTTTGGTGATGGAGTATTTGGAAAAAAACTTGAAGAAAACAACTTTATCAATATAAAATATCTCGTTACAAATGGTGATAGTGCTAATGGAGTTAACTCTTTTGTCTTTAATGGAAATATTACTTATGTTA